AGAACACAATGTATTTCATTGTATGGAAGAAGTCACATGCGAACTTATCAGCTATGATTGAGAACTCGTTATCCAACGAAATATCATCTATCAGGTTGGGACTGCTCTCATTTCGTTTGCCGTTCTTGATAACTTCTCCAAAGTATTTATGCTCAACAATATGTTCAAGCATAACGCCTGGATTGTCTGGGTCTTCCTCTTGAATCAGGTACCCAACAGAGTCATAGAATCGCACACGACTCACCTCCTATTATGAATTTTTCCGCCGTAGAATCAGCCCCGTGTGATATCGTCCTTGTTTACGTTATCTTCTGAATCATCAGAAACAGGAGCATCTGTGAACTCCATGATAAGAGCAGAGTAAGGCTTTGTGAGCATACCTGAACGTCTGCACTCCATCAGTATCTTGTGCTGGTTGAAGTCGATATCGAAGTCTTCGAAGTTCTCGTAGTTGAAGCCGGTGTCTGAGCCATAGCTGTAGTCAACAGGGTTGAGGATGATACCTGCGAGATCGTAAGTGTAATTATCCTTAGTTCTTGAAACGCCTTCCATGAGTTCGCACTCAACGATTTCCTTAACACGGAGCTTTGTAGCAAGTGTTGCAACTGTGTCGTAGAGAGGACGACCAACACCGTCTGTCAGCAGAAGCATATCTGTAAGCATGTCTGTTGTGCAGAAGAGCGTAGGTGAGCCAGTGCCCTTGTAAAGCTTTCTTGACTTGATGCATGCACGGATGAATGCATTAGCCTTGTCAGCTTCGTCAGCGTTAGCCTTTGTACGGATACCAACACGAGGAGCGTAGAGAACGTTCTCGTGATATACAGGCTTGATCTTATCTTCCTTGACCTTGAACCTATCGTCGATCTGCCTGTCGTCACCGAGGAGACCAGCACGAGCAACTTCCTCATCAAGCATGATAATCATCTCACCCTTAAGGAAGTTGATTACATTGATTGACTTGATGTCGAGCATGTCGTCGTGGTCGAGCTGCTGGAGCTTGTAAATTGTCTGAGGCTCAACAGAACGTGAAAGGAGTGGGAATACTTCAGCCCACTTCTGTGTGCCCTTGATGTAACCCTTAGCTCTTGCCTCATCCTCTGTGATGTTAGCATGAATTGTCTTGATTCTGCTGTAAGGAACCTTACGTGTGTTGTTGTAGAACTTACCTACCCAGCTGTCGTCACGCTTGATGAAATCAGGTGTGTCTGACAGAGCCTTAGCATCAGGGAAGAGCTCTGTAATGTTTGTGATACCGTAAGGACCAGGAGCTACCGGATCCTCATCGTCGTGCTGGAGAACGTCGTTAATGAAATCCTTGAAAGATGTGATCTTATCTCTCTTCTTCTCATCTGCGAGGATAGCATTTACATCGTTGATGAACTGCTCCTTATGGCAGAGTGTGTTCTCAGTAGAGTCGTTGTCGAAAGCATTATGTTTCATGTCGTCTTCCTCTCCTTCATCATAATTTTCATAGTCATCATCGTCTTCTGAATGCTCAGCAGATTCACCCTTTGAAGCGAGGGCCTGCTGAACGAAGAAAGCAACAACGGTTTTCTGCTCTTCGTCCATGGCATCATAGACGTCCTTGATGGTCTTTTCGTTGTTTTCAGCCACTTTTGTTTCCTCCTTTGGCTCGTTTGATGATTCATCGGCGTGACCGAGTTCGACTTCACCATCCGTCGGATCAATAATATCACCAAGGTAAATAGTACCTTCGCAATACTCAGAACCATCTTCAGAGTGCTCGATTACTGGTGTGTCGATGAAAGCGCCGATATTGGCACCTGCAAGAACAAGTGATACTTCCTTAATCTTACCGTGCAGAACGTCTTTTGTGCTTGCAGAAGTAGGTCTCTGCTGGAGCTTGTTTGCATAGATAGATAAAGCGGTAATATCACCGTGTTCTACAGCAAGTTTTGCATTCTGGGCTTTATCTGTGTTGTTAAAGGAGCCATAACCGTATACACCGTCTGGTCTTCTTTCAAGCGTTACGTTGCCCAGAACATTGTCAGAATCATCATGTCCGTGGTTCCAAACAAGAGGAACAGTCTTGCCATCACAATCTGCAAAAGCGTCTTTTACAATTGTACGACCATCAGAACAACGTACGCCATAACGAGTCACATAGCCCGAGAAGTCGTACTTTTTACTGCTCATTTTGAATTTCCTCCTTATTCAGATTTGGATTCTCAATCGATTCATCATGATTGAGATTTGAGTTAATTAATTGGTCAGCCTTCGGGTCATTAGATGGCTTGAAACCAACAATAGAACGAATCTCATTAGATGTGAGAATTTCGTTTCTCGTGAATTTATCAGCTATCTCGGCAATTTGCGATACTGGAGTAAGCTTGAATGGGTCACGACGCGCCAGTATAGAGTGTCCCTGCGTACGTGCGGTCTGAGTTAAGAACTTGCGCTTAAACTCGTCCACAATTGTGTAAACGATGGGCTCAATAGTTCTATTGTAGTAATTCAACATCGTCTGCTCATCGGCCGTACCATCGAAAATCGCCTGAGTAACACCGAGCTGACCATATAATGTATTGGTCAGATACTCGATTTGATTCATCAGATTGTTCTCGATTGGTCTATTGAGCTGTGTAACTTTCTCAGTACCGTCTATGTAGGCAATACCGTACTTGGATGAAGAAAGTTGCATTTCGATGTCGTGTTTACGTGTTTCAGCCTGTTGCATTTTCGCAGCGGACTTTAAGCCATACGGAAGCTGGATAATAAGGTCCAGTTTACCAGATGATGACTGTTCATCAACAGCATCCAGAAGCGTTAACTTACGGAGAAGTCTCTTTAAGATACTGTTTGGTTCGTTCATTATAACGTAGAGTGGGTTCTCTATAATAGCAACCTGCCATTTCGGATAGAGAATCTGTCCTCTACGACCAGTCAGTTCATTGTAAAGATCAACAAGAACAAAGTCTGGATACCACTGAACAATTCTACCAACTCTCATGGCAACTATGTCATCAGAATTGATACTGGCGTCTCGTGGCTCATCGTCCGTTATCGTTGGACAAATGGCAATGACTCCTTCATCCAGCATTGAGTATACAATGTCCTGTATGAATGCTCGTGCCGTCTGGTCCTTGTTGGCTTCAAGCGTTAAAATATCGTTTAACGTAGAGTTGACTGTTTCGACATAACGATCATTCTCATCAACCTTAACATGCTGGAATGTAACCTGAGCCACATCCATAGCGATACGGTTTTTGATAGAGGAGATGAATGTCTTGTCATTGTAAAAGAACACGCCACGCTGTTTGTCAGGCCTGAACGAAGAAACCTCAACACCAGATGGCATTCTCATATGAGTGGGGTCACGTCCATTGAACGCATTCCAGCCACGTTTTACTTTTTCGAATATGTTCATTTTGAATTATTTTTAAAAGTACGGCGCCCCATGAATTAACACAGGGCAACCGTTTTCTTTGTTTAGATTAGCCGGCAGGCTGTCCTCCGAAATGCTGAATAACTTCTGCTGGAAGAGGAAGACTTGGAGCGACTGCCGGATCATTACCAGAAGCAGCCTTGCCGTAAATAATCTCCTCAAACGATGTAAGAAGAGCCTTCTCCTCTGTTGTCGTGAACTCTGTTGACTTGATAACGATATGTGCTGTTGGCTTAAAGTCACCGCCCACAGGAACAGGTGTAGTTGTGCACTCCCATGAGAACTCAACAGCATCAGGTGAGTCATTTACTGTACTTCTGTCCTTGTCAGAAGGTGAGCAAGTAGCACCATACATAAGATGAATTTCATAGCCATGCTCATTGTATTCGGTATCATTGCCGATGAGTGAACGGTAAGAGAAACCGAACATCTTTCTGTTCTGCTGTGTGATACGAACGCCCCTAATCGGTGTGGCCATGCCGTCACACTGATCGAACTCCTCAGGAGATGTATAAGCGTTGATTGTGAAGCCGTACTCTTCGGCAGCACGAATTGAAAGATACTTAATATTGTCAGCCCAAAGGTCTGTAGGATCAGCACCAGAGGGTGAATCATTGATAGATGTAAGACCGTTCCAGTTTACACCGTCGCC